CGTGACCCTGATTTACATTAACGGACTAAATACTCTGTAAGGAGTATTATTCTATGAATGAAAATTATTTTATGGGACAGGACGGTTTCGTCTGGTTCACTGGAGTCGTGGAAGATAGAAATGACCCAGAAAAATTGGGAAGAGTTCGTGTCCGTTGTTTAGGTTGGCACTCAGAGAGTTTAGTGAACATACCTAAAGGTGATTTGCCTTGGGCTCACATCATGCACCCTATCACCGACCCTTCCATGCAAGGACTAGGGAACACTCCCTCTTTTCTTGTTGAGGGAAGTTGGGTTATAGGTTTCTTCCTAGATGCAGTGGAGAAACAACAACCACTTATCATAGGTTCATTGCCTGGCAAACCCACATCAGTTGCAGATGCAAGTCAAGGGTTTAATGACCCTAACGCAAAGTACCCCTCAGAAAAAATTACACACTCCAATCATTCAATCAATGAACCAGACACCAATCGTCTTGCACAGGGTATTGTTTCTGAAACACACAAGTCACTTGAAAGAAGAAGAAAGAATAAACTCGCAGATGTTCCTACTGCTGGTAAACCTGGCCTAAACAACTCACAAGAATTTTCTACTCCTGTCGCAAATGGTAAGTGGAGTGAACCTCACCCTAAATCTGTATTCAATAATCAAGACCCATACCCCTCTGCAAAGTATCCGTTCAATCATGTTCAAGAGTCAGAGAGTGGACACGTCTTTGAGATAGATGATACACCAGACAATGAGAGATTGTACAGAGAGCATATGTCTGGGACATTTGAGGAGATACACCCACAGGGAACAAGAGTTACAAAAGTTGTGTATGATGATTACGAGATTATCGCAAGAAATAAAAAGATAGTTATCAATGCAGTTGGAAAAGATGCAAAAACAGGTAATCCAAGTGGAGCTCTAGACTTGACTGTATATGGAAGTGTTAGACAATATGTAGATGGAGATTACACACTTGACATAACTGGAAACTATATTCGTAGAGTTGGACTAAATGAGATTGTAAAGATAGGTGGAAAGAAAGGTGCAGATGGTAATCCCATAGGTGGTAATATGGAAACTGAAATTGTAAACGGAAGTTACAACCTGTCTGTCGATAAAAATTATATCGCAACTATCGGACAGATACTAGGAGATATAAAAACAACAGTTAGTGGAAATGAAAAGAGAACAATAGGTGGAACACAGGAGATAACTGTGACCTCTGATATTTCAGTCACATCTTTAACTGCATCAATCGTTCAAACTGCACTACAGGACTTTGGTGTTATAGCTCTCAATGATGTGTCTATTGTAGCTGGTAACGAAACAAAACATGGTTCTGGTAAAGCAGTCACAATCAACTATGAGGATAATGTAACAGAAATTATTGGTGGAACATTAAGTCAAAGTGTGACAGGTGCAGTTACAGAAACTTACAGTTCATCTCTTACAACTAGAATATCTGGTATAACAGGTATTAGTTATGGTCAAAATGCAACTCATCATTATCTTAAAGCATTTAAAGAAAAGATTGACGGAGATACATTCGTTGATGCAGCTGCAGATAAGGTTGACCATGTTCACCCAACATCTGGAAGAAGTGGTGGAACAGATGAAGTGGCCCCAGTATAATAGGAGAGATAAATGACTTGTGGAGCAAATATAAACTTTGATGCAGTAACAGGTGCAACTGCTGATTTAAAAAGTAAACTAACATCACAACTTGGTGGGAACTTTACTTCTGCGTCTGCACTGAAGGACGCAGTTTCAGCAAACATAACAAGTGTATCATCAAACTTATCAAGTATGTTACCAGAGATACCCTCTATACCAGCAATAAGTTTTCAAGGAGAACTCACTGCGTTAGCAGGTATTGATTTATCAACCCCAGCAGGTTTGTTAGATTACCAATCTAAGTTATCCTCAATCACTGATAATTTTGGAAGTGCATTATCAGGTGGTGGTTTTGACCTTGATGATTTAGTTTCAAAAGCTGCACCAACAATCTCAAGTTTATCTGGTAGTGCCTCTGGTGCGTTGTCACAAATAACAGATGCAGCTTCAGGTGCAAGTTCTTTGGTGACAGATGCGATAGCAGAAGCAAGTAGTGTTGCGTCAAGTTTAAGTTCTGGTGCGACAGATGCTCTATCAAGTGCATCAGGTTTATTAAGTGGTGGTTTACCAAGTGTACCAAGTTTTGATGTATGTAAGGATTGTCCAAACTTCGAACTACAAGCTGGTGCGACAGAAGCAATACAGTCTGCACAAGAAACTGTTCTTTCTAATGCTAAAGGTATTGCAGAAGAATTTGCAGAGGTGTCTACAAATGTAGATTTTAATGCACAGTTTAGTGAGATGACAACTAAAGCAAACAAGATACTTGCAGACCCAGATGTTCAATCACAGATAGCTGCAGATGTATCTTCTGCACAAACACAGATATCAGCAGATATAGAAAGTGCTATAGATTTAATTCCATCAGAACTTTCTGTTAAGATGCCTAAGGTATCACCATTTAAAGGTAAAATTATTTAACCAATGTTGTATAAATAAGACATAGGAGTCAAAGTATGTCTGCGTATAAAGATGCACAAGCCAATAATAATATTAGTCGTAATGTAAAACAGTATAGGGATTTAGATTTATTCTTTAGTAAAAAATCTAATAATGATATAAATTCTGTGACTGATATTGAAGCAGTCAAACGCTCCGTTCGTAATTTAATTTTATTGAATACATATGAAAAACCCTTTCACCCAGAAATTGGTGGTAATGTAAGAGGAATGTTATTTGAATTGATGACACCTATGGTTGCGTCTGTTATCTCAAGAAAGATAGAAGACTCAATTATAAACCACGAACCAAGAGCAAGACTTGTAGGAGTAAGAACAAATCCAAATTTTGATGCAAATGGTTATCAAGTTACAGTATATTTTTATGTTGTTAATGCTCCAACAGAATTAGTTGAACTTGACGCATTTTTAGAGAGGTTACGATAGATGGCAACAAGTGATAAAAAACTAAGAGTTACAGAATTTGACTTTGATGCAGTAAAAGAAAATTTAAAAACATTCTTAAAAAATCAAAATCAATTTACAGACTACGACTTTGAGGGTTCTGGTATGAATATATTATTAGACACTCTTGCATACAATACCCACTATCTTGGTTTCAATGCAAATATGTTAGCAAACGAAATGTTCTTAGACAGTGCATCACTTCGTTCTAGTGTGGTATCCCATGCAAAGATGTTAGGGTATGAAGTAAGTTCACCTAGAGCTCCTAAAGCAACAATCAATGTTTCACTTACAACATCAAATTCAACTGCGATAATGTCTGCTGGTACAACATTCAACACAGCTATTGATGGTGTTAATTTTCAATTTGTAACAATTAATGATAAGACTTCTCAAAACACAGGTTCGTCTATTCCCTTTGATAGCACAGAAATTTATGAGGGAACATATGCAAGTACGAAATATATTGTGGACAGTAATGATGTTGACCAAAGATTTATGTTGACAGATATTCGTGCAGATACAACAACACTCACAGTAAAAGTTCAAAACTCAACAACAGATACAACTTCTACGACATACACAAAGGCAACTGACATAACACAACTGTCAAGTGTAAGTACAGTTTATTATTTACAAGAAACAGAAAGTGGTAAGTTTGAAATTTACTTTGGAGATGGTGCAACCAGTGTTGCAGTATCAGATGGTAATGTAGTTATACTAAATTATGTGATTACTAATAAAACTGCAGCTAACGGTGCATCATCTTTTGTTAGAACAGAAGCAATAGATACGGTTACAAATATTTCAGTTACAACAGTCGCAAATGCAAGTGGTGGTGCTGAAGCAGAATCTTCTAGTTCTATAAAATTAAACGCACCATTAGATTACGCATCACAAGGTCGTGCAGTAACAGCAGAAGATTATAAAGTATATGTAAGAAAACTTTTTCCTAATACACAAGCTGTTTCAGTGTGGGGTGGTGAAGATGGAAGTTATAATACGAGTACAGGTGTAAGTTCAACACCAGAGTACGGTAAAGTTTTTATATCAGTAAAGAGTACAACTGCTCTTAATCTTACAACATCACAAAAAGAAAATTTGGTAAAAGATTTAAGTTCTTTTAAAGTTGCATCTATTACACCAGTGGTAGTTGACCCAGAAACAACATTTTTAATTTTAGGTATTTCATTTAATTACAACTCATCTGCAACAACACGAGGTAAATCAGATTTAGAAACTTTAGTTATTAATACAATAACTGCTTATTCAGATACAAGATTAGAAACATTTAATTCTCCGTTTAGACATTCACAATTAACTGGACAAATAGATGATGTAGATAATTCTATATTGAACAATACAGCAACCGTAACAATGGGTAAGTTTTTTACACCAACATTAAACACATCAACAAACTACACAATTAATTTTGCAAATACATTTTATAATCCTCACTCTGGACACAACTCAAGTGGTGGTGGTATTCTTGCATCAACAGGTTTTCAAATTAACGGAGATACTACCACAGAATATTTCTTTGATGAAGATGGTGCTGGTGCAGTAAGGATATACTCTGTGGTTTCTGGTACAAGAACTTATTTCAGTTCTGCGGCTGGTACAGTGGATTATACAAATGGAACTGTATCTATTAATTCAGTAAAAATAACATCAGTATCAGATGTAGATGGGGAAACATCAAATAACATAAGAATAACTACGATACCAAGTTCAAATGATATTGTTCCTGTTCGTAATCAAATACTAGAAATAGATTTAGTGAACTCAACAGTAACAGGACAAGTAGACAACACCACAACAACTGGTGTTGGTTATACTACAACAACATCTGGAACTGCAAGTACAACATCAGTTAATACAACTACATCTTATCCTACTTCCTCTGGATACTAATCAATGGCAGATGAAAAGTCAAAACTACTGACTAAAGTTTCACCCCTCATAGAAGGACAGGTGCCTGATTTTATACAGGCTGACCACCCAATCTTTGTTAAGTTTTTAAAAGAATATTATAAGTTTCTTGAAGCAGGTCAACTTACTTATACAGTTGTGAATAGTTATGTTCGTTTTGAAACTACAACCACTGCGTATGTGTTAGACGAAAAAGATGGTGATAGAATACTTACAGAGGATACTTCTCAGTTCGTTAATAATGAAACTGTAAAAGGTGAAACATCAAATGCAACAGCAACAATACTTGTAGAAGATTCAAGAAACAAAAGACTTTATATATCTTCACAACAAAAGTTTATTACTGGTGAAACATTTACTGGACAAACTTCTGGTGCTCAAGGAAGTATCACACAATATCGTGCAAACCCTATACAAAACATACAACAACTTTTAGAGTATGCAGATGTAGATAATACTATTTTTGATTTCTTAGACCAGATGAGAGCATCATTGATGACCTCTATACCAAACTCTCTTGCAGATAGTGTTTCAAAAAGAAAACTACTTAAAAATATTAAAGACTTATATGCAGCCAAAGGTACAAGAGAAGGCCACGAACTATTCTTTAGAATATTACTTGGAGAAGAGGCAAATATATTCTATCCCACTGAACATATGTTGCGTGTATCGAATGGTGACTGGAGAACAAAAACAACTTTAAGATGTTCTGGTTTTACTGGTGTATCTGGTGACGAGATTATCAATCAAAAGATT